CGCCCGTGGATTCCCTTTTCAGGCCATACAAGGCATCTTGCTTCTATTTCATCACCTTGTCTTAGAACAGCTAATTTCAAAGATGATTCCCCCCCATATATTGAACAGGGATGAATGTTGTCGGTCTCAAAATGTTCCTCCGAATATCTCATACATGAGTTAAACGCCGGGCCGTTTACATACATATCAACAATGCTTTTGGTGGTGGTGAGTATTTCAAAACGTGAAAAACTAGCATCCAGAACCATTCGTTTGATTTCATCCGGTGGTAGTAGGTCTTTATAGAATTGGTTTAAATAGTCATATGCTGAAATTCGCGTTTGTATATCTGCTTTGCCCTTTTCCGGGGTTTGAGTGTATGCGAGTTTTCCGGTTTTATCGTTTGAAGTATGCAGGAAATGCAACGGAAATTTTCTTCTCATGCTTTCTATTCTAAGGATATCCCAATTTGGTAGAGAATAAGTCCCGTTTTCAAATCTTGCGGTTTCACGTTCCTGCCATCGTTTGTCTGTGTCGTCTTCTAAGCGCTTTATCTTATGAGTAGCACCAGTCTCATCCTGCAAGCGCTTTGCCGCTTCCATTGCCATCTGAGGGCTATCAAAAGACCCGTCTCGTTGAATCCATTCATTGTCCTGTTTTCTCAATATCACAAACATCTTATTTGTCCTTTTCATATGATTGCACCACGAAACCCCGCACTAAGGCAGGGTTAAGGGTTAAATATTTTGGCTCTTTTCATCCAAAGATTATGCCTAATTCATGCACATATACCGGGCCATCTGTTTCGTAAGATTGCACCCTTTTCCACAAAGCAATCTCTTTTAGTGTTGCATCAATGAAAAATGTTTCACCATCTGTTTCGTAAATCTTTTCAAAGTGACCATCTTTGTATTCAATTAATTCTAACATTTTATTACCTTATCCCCGGTTAATAATAGCTCCAAAGCATATAAAGAACATTCCCAAAATTACTGGTACAAAGACAGTTAACGATGCGTTTGACCATTCCCGTGGTGTCATATCATCCATGTTAGTGGTAGGTATAAAATCAAGCGCCCATATGCCCATAAACAACAGGCCAGCGCCAAAAGCGATTAAGGATAAAGTAACCAATCTATTTAAAAATAATCCTCTGTTTTGATCAATTCTAACCTTTGACAAATTTAACCGGTTTTCAGAAAACATCGCTTCCAGTTCCTTCATTGTATAATTATTCATTAGACTGATTCCCATTTCTTATCTTTGTTGCGTACTTGAATTTCAGTACATCCATAAGCCTCACCATGATTATCCAATGGGGCGAATAATGATTCTGAATCATCAGTAATTAAAAACCCTTCAAAATAAACAATGCCATCATCATCCAATAAGCGATATTCAACACCATATTTTTCCAACATCTCCTTTGAACAATTTTCATTGGAAATATAACCAATTTCATCACCATCATTTATTAAATCAGTATGGATAGAATAAACACCATCAAAGGCTTCCTGAATTTGGAATTCGGGGCATTCAATAGGCTTCATTTCGGATGTAATTTTCAATCCTTTATAGCGATGCGCTTCTGATTCCTTCTCAAAAATAACAGCCTCTTTATCGAACGATGAAAATATAACTTCATTTTCGTTTTCTGGATTCCCTTCACGTTCAATACCAGTAAGAGTAAAATACTTTGCCTTATCCATTTTATTTGTTCCTGTTCTGTTCTAATCCACACAATGCGGACACGGTTCGATTTATGATAACAAATTAAATAAAGAATAGTCAAATCATTTATGGAATATAAGAAAATCCGGGAAAGACCATTTTCAGCCAATCCCGGATGCCTAAGTGCTAATCCTATGAGTATAGAGTAATCAACTAACAATCTCTTTCAGTCTCTGGTAATCGGTTTCAGTGGTTATAAGACTAGCTAAGAAATGCAATTCAACATCATTAGATGCCATCATTAAATATATAGCTTGTTTCGCTTCCCTGCTTAAATGCGCTATCGCCACACCATCCACAGTATTCGGGTTAATGTTCATATACATATGACGGGATAAGAATAGATATCTTACATATAAAAGGCTCTGTGATCAAAATGAATTCCTTTTATGGTATCAAGGCACAATGAAGGAAAGCAGAGCGCATATAATTGACGCAAGATTGTTTCGTGTTAATGTTACATTATAACAAATAGATGAAAGGGATTTATTATGCCGCCTAAAAAGGGTCAACAGCAAAATAATGGTAAACGATTAAGGAATTTAATATCTAGGCATTTTGAGAAAATCGTAGATGAAAAGCAATATCTTGAAAGATTATCAACAGAACATCCGGCGGTCTATATTAGCTTAGTGAATAAAGTTATCCCGGCAGAGGTGAATGTAAGCGTCGAGCATCATGTATTGGATCTTGGTTTGGCAATGCGAGAAGCAGGACAGAGGCTCGCCCTATTCAATGAGAATATGAAAACGATTGAACACAATTCATCCGATAATCTTATACAACCATTAAGCGAACATGATGAAAGTAATTCTACTTTAATAAATGATGATGGGGGGGGTGCAGGGGGGTGACCCCTAGATATTCCGCGGCATTTTATCCCGTAGACCTCACACCAACACCTTATAATATTATTTTTAGAAATATTATTTTACTACCCGTATCATGTATGCTATATCATATATGCAATCCACAGGAGACCACATGGCTAAACAAATCCCTCATGATGACGAACAACAATTAATATTAAAGATACTAGACTTCCGTGATGATCCTTTGGGGTTTGTAATGTTTGCCTTCCCGTGGGGCAAGACCGGTAGCCCTTTAGAGAGATTTAGTGGGCCAAGGGAGTGGCAGTTAGAAGCCCTCACTGAGATGCGTGACCATATTAGATCAAACCACAACAAAGAGCTACATGGACATGACCCGGAGCTTATGAAGATTGCGCGTGCCTCTGGTCGTGGAATTGGAAAATCTGCTTTCTTAGCTTGGGTATCAATCTGGATGTTTAGTACAATGCCTGCCTCTACTGTTATTGTATCTGCTAACACAGAGCAGCAGCTTAAGAGTACGACCTTCCCGGAGATTCGTAAATGGGCTACTATGGCTATTAATTCTAGATGGTTTGAGCATAATATAATGTCCTTACAGCCGGCGGATTGGCTTGTAGATATTTTAAAGAGGACAACTGATTATGACTCAGCTTATTGGTATATCCAAGCGAGGCTGTGGAGCGAGGAAGCACCTGATGCTTATGCGGGGGTACACTCTCAGGTAGCTATGGCAGTTCTCTTTGACGAGGCATCTGGTATCCCCGGATGTATTTGGCCTGTTGCACAAGGTTACTTTACAGATAAAACAACTCACAGGTTCTGGATTGCTATTTCTAATCCGCGTAATCCAAGTGGTGAGTTCTTTGAATGCTTTCACGGGAACAGGGGTCAATGGAACCATAAGAACATTGACGGGAGAAGTGTATCGGAGAACGACCACCAGCTTTATAACTCTATTATTGAACAGTATGGTGAGGACTCTGACCAAGCAAGGGTAGAGGTTTACGGAGAGTTCCCCCGCCAAGGTGATATGCAGTTCATTGGGCGTGGAGATGTAGATGATGCTTTACTAAGGGAAGACGCTTATGACTATGGATCACCGTTATTAATGGGTGTAGACCCTGCAAGGTTTGGAAATGACAAAGCAGTTATCGCATTTAGGCAAGGGAAAGATGCCAGAAGTATTCCCATGCAAGAATACCAAAAGTGTTCAGTTGTCGAATTGGCGGAATACTGTGCAAGAGCTATTGAAAAGTATAGCCCAGATGCAGTCTTTATTGAAGGAGATGGAGTTGGCGGCGGCGTTGCCGATGTCCTCAAGCACACGGGCCACCAAGTTATCGAAGTTAAAGTTGGCGGCGGAGCGCAGGATAAAGATATGTACAACAACCACCGAACCGAGTTATGGGGTAGAATGCGAGATTGGATTTCTAATGGGATGCTACCTAACAAGAAAGAACTAGCCGATGATTTATGTGGGCCGATGTATGACTTTTCTTTAAAAGGCCAATTAAAATTAGAGCCTAAAGATAAAATGAAGAAACGTGGGTACGCGTCACCTGATTTTGCCGATGCCCTAGCCACAACTTTTTCCCGTACAATAGGGAGAAAAGATACTAAAACATCTAAATCGCGGAAAAGAGTTGTAAAAGATTTAGATTATGATATGTTTGGATAGTTCATATTAGTTGCTCTCTCAGTTCTAAACTTGCCCCAGTGTTCCTTGTCCTTGCACTGGGGCATTCTTTTGTGCTACTGTATCATAATTATCACAGTTAGATTTTGGAGAAACACTATGGGCGGTATATTTAGCGCACCTTCTGCACCAGCGGCTCCTGCGCCATTACCTCCTCCTCCAACACGATCAGACGTAGATGTTCAAGATGCTGCTATAGCTGAACGCCGTAGAAGAGCTAATGCTAGTGGGCGCGCATCAACCATTCTTACATCTGGTGAAGGTGTAAAAGACGAAGTGACAACAACTAAGAAACTTCTAGGTGGATCATAATGGGCGGAGAATCAGCAGGCGGAGACACAGGTTCCCAAGTAGATAGCTTCGCCGCTTTTAGCAAACCCGCCGGAACAGTATCAGGATTTGATGCAACCCGTGGCGGCGGAGTTCCATCTGCTGGATTAGATAATTTTAACAACGGTACTGCTGGCCCTACTGGTACAGGGTCTGGTACTATTCTTTCTGATGCAGGAGACAAGACGCTTGTTGGTAGTGAAGATAAAACTTTAGGAACACCAACGGCCCCCGGAGAGTTTGCCGGCACAGGTAGGCGAAGTGCGAAATCAACTCCACAAGGATCAAAGCTTGGAGCTGTTGATGAAATAGATTTAACTACTCCTAGCATTGATAAACTTGGTGCAAACTCTGTAACTCCAACCAGCACAACATTATCAGTAGCCGATCAATTGGCTGTAAATACTGAAGCTAATTTTGGTA